TGACAAACCTAATATAATAATTAATTTATAATCAAATGCCATATTAATTATAATTAATATAATTATTTTTATATAAACTCACAACTTTAATTATATTTATAATTATATTATATTCTAATATTTAAAATCTAGATATTATAAATTGATAAATGACCGGAGGATTATTACAATTAATAACGTCAGGAGAACAAGATGTATATTTAACAAGTAAGCCAGAGATTACATTTTTTAGAAAAGTGTATAAAAGATATACTAATTTTTCATTAGATTTTAAAGAAATTGCTACAAATCAGCAAGTAGAATATGGTGAAGAAGTATCATTTAATATAGAAAACTTGGGTGATGGAATACATAAATGTTACATACAAATAACATTACCAATAATACCTGGTTTTTCCGATAATATTATAACAAACTCAGATTATATAAATAATAAAAATGCGAAAAAAAGTAATATAATTAAAAATCAAAATACATATTCATTATTATATTCAAATTTGCAATCTTATATTAAATTACAGACATTAGTATTGAGAAAATTAAAAACTGTATTACAAATTAACAATATCACTATTACAGATTTACAAACTATAATTATTTTATTTAATAATCAATATTCGCAACAATTATTATCTATTAAAAATATAATAGATACAAATATAATTAATATAATTGATATACCAACTTATATATTAAAACAAACAGGAATTATAGGAACTAATATAACAATATCTGATATAATTAATCAATTAGATACACGTTATAATAATATGAATTATTGGGCTAAATATTATTATAATAAATTACAATATTATAATAAATTATACTCAAATATTACAAATACAAATAATATAAATTTTAATTGGGCGGAATACTTGGGGCATAATTTTTTTGAATATTTTAGATTAGAGATAGGAGGCATTGAAGTTACTTCTTATTATAATGATTATTTACATATTAATCAAACATGTAGTTTAAAAGAAGAGTATCAATCTAATTACTTATTAATGATAGGTCATGACCAAATTTTAAATAATTATAATACAAGAGCAAAAGGTGGAAATACTATATTAATACCTTTATTATTTTGGTTTTGTAAGGATGCAGGTAGTGTTTTACCATTGATTGCTTTACAATATCAAACAGTTACAATAACAGTCAAATTAAATAAACTAAAAAATATTATTTGTTTTGAAAATTGGGAAAAAATATACGATGATTTATTAAATATATCTTCTATTACTTTTCAAGATTTATCAAATACTACAATAAATAATGATTTATTAAGTAATCAAAATTCTATAATATTTCAAGATTTATCAGCTGGAACAATAAATTTATCTACAGCAAGATATGCTAATACAGTAAATATAGATACAAAATTACCAATAAATAACTATATTATAAATTTTCAAGATAGAGTAATTAATTATAAATGTATGTATATTAATTATAGAGTTTTATTATATAATTTCCCTCAATTACAAGATTCTGATATTAATTTCATATTAAATACTTACGGTATTCCTAATAATTCTCAGAATAATACTAGCAGTTTTTCAAATAATATTATGTATTTGGATCAATGGATATATTTTATGACACAATTACCAAATCTTATTGGATCTCAGTATATTAATATTAATAATCTAGGATTATATTATCCTTATATAAATTATAATTTATTATATAGTCAAATACCAGTACCAAATATTAGTTTAATATGTCAATTTATATATTTTGATGAGATTGAAAGAAAAAAATTTGCTACATCAAAATTAGAATATGTAATTGAAACAATTGAACAAAATATGTACGATGTTAATAAAATGTCGCAAAGTACATTTAATTGTGATTTATCTTTTACTAAACCTACAAAAGAATTTTTCTGGTATATCCAACCTAAAATATTTAATATAGGTTTATCTAGTTATGGTCAAAATACACAATTATTATTTAATTATAGAAAATATTATAATGCATATATTATTAAAGAACAGAGTTTCACATTAGATCAATATAATATAATAAAGAAGAATGAAGCAACAAAATACAATCCAAATATTACAGGCATATTAGATTATAATGATGAAAATTATAATTTTAATGTTTTACCATATAAATATTTAAGTAATAATTTACCGTTAGGTGTTTATTATCATACATTTTCATTATATCCTGAAGAAACACAACCATCTGGTACAGCTAACTTATCTATTATAAAAGCAAAAGAATATAATGTTACGTTTAATACTGATTTTATAAATGAATACTTTAATAATAGTAATAATAATAATTTAAATCCTAATAATCAAGGCCTGCTTATTAAATTATTAGCAAAATCATATAATATGTTTATTATAGAAAATGGTCACGGCGGTCTTTTATTCACTATTTAGTTTTTCTTATAAAAATTGATAAAAATATATAAGAAATAATATCCATTATCAAATTAATAATGAGCAAAACTAAAGCAAATATAATTAAATTAGATGCTGAGAATTATCGTAAAATGACACCTTTAGAACATATTTTAGCGAGATCTGATACATATATAGGTCATATAGAACCGACAAGAGAAAAAATGTGGATCTGTGAAAATAGTAAAATTATTAAAACTGATATAACCTTTACTCCTGGATTTTATAAAACAGCTGATGAATTAAAGGTAAATGCATGTGATGCAGCAGCCAAAGATCCAACCGTAAGTCAAATAAAAATAGAAGTGAATAAAGAAAAAGGTTTTATTAGTGTTTATAATAATGGTGATATTGGTATTCCTGTTGAAGAACATCCAGAACATAAAACATTAGTTCCTACTATGATTTTTGGAGAGCTGTTAACTAGTTCAAATTATAACGATGATGAAAAAAGAACAACAGGAGGACGTAATGGTTATGGTGCCAAGTTGGCAAATATTTTTTCAACTGAGTTTATTGTTGAAATTGGAGATGCTAAAAGAGGAATACACTATACTCAAACTTGGCGAGATAATATGCATATTGTAGAACCTGCTAAAATAACTAAACTACCTGCTAAAACTAGAAGTTTCGTTAAAGTTACTTATTATCCTGATTTCAAAAGATTTAATATTGATTGTATAGATGATGATCATTTTAGATTATTTCATAGAAGAACTATTGATATTGCAGGAACAGCTAATAACAAATTATCAGTATTTTTTAATGATGAAAAAATTAATGTAGCAAATTTTAAGCAATATATTGAGATGTATTATCCTGATAAAGAGATATATTATGATGATAATACAGACAGATGGTCCGTAGGTTGTATTTACAAACCTGACTCTAATAGTGAAACTGTGTCATTTGTAAATTCAATTTCTACTTATCATGGAGGGACTCATTGTAATCATGTGATTGATAATATTATAAAAACTTTAATTAATGATTATATTAAGAAGAAAGATAAGGATATTAAGATCAGTCCAACATTATTAAGAGAGAATATTATCTTTTTTATTAATTCTACTATTGAGAATCCTGCTTTCTCAAGTCAAACCAAAGATACACTTACTACAAAAATTGATAAGTTTGGGTCTAAATATACACCTTCCCAAGCTTTTATGAAAAAAATAGCAAAATGTGGTATTGTAGAGCAAGTTATTGAATTGGCTAAATTTAAAGAAAATTCTAATTTAAAAAAGACAGATGGGAAAAAACAAATTAGGATTATTGGTATTCCCAAATTAGACGATGCAAATAAAGCTGGTACAAAAGATTCTAGTAAATGTACATTAATTCTGACAGAGGGTGATTCAGCCAAAGCAACCGCAATGTCTGGTTTATCAGTTATTGGAAGAGATTATTATGGTATATTTCCTTTGAAGGGTAAGATTTTAAATGTTAGAGATGCGACGCCCTCTCAATTATTAGCAAATGAAGAAATTAAAAATATTAAAATTATATTAGGACTAAAACAAGGGGAAGATTATACTATTGATGAAAAATTTAATACTTTAAGATATGGTTCTGTATTATTATTAACAGATCAAGATACTGATGGTTTTCATATTAAAGGATTATTTATCAATATGATCCATTCATTGTGGCCTTCATTAGTAATCAATAGAAATTTTATTCAAACATTAAATACACCTATTGTTAAAGCATTCAAAGGTAAGCAGACAAAAGTATTTTATAATTTAACGGATTATGATACATGGGTTAAATTATTAGAAGCAAAATCATGGGCAATTAAATATTACAAGGGTCTAGGTACTTCAACAGCCATTGAAGCAAGAGACTACTTCACAGATATTAATAATAAATTAATTAAATATCATTGGACGAAAGAATCAAAAAGTAATGATGATGATAAGATTGAAAATGATAAATCATTAGATTCTATTACACTTGCATTTGAAAAGACTAGAGCAGATGATAGAAAGAAATGGTTAATGAATTATAATAAAGATGCTGTATTAAAATATGAAAATAAAAATGTAACTTATGATGAGTTTATTCATAATGAACTTATTCATTTTTCTAATGATGACTTGCATAGATCTATTCCATCTGTAATTGATGGATTAAAACCATCACAAAGGAAAATTTTATTTGGTGCATTTTTAAGAGGTTTAGATAAATCAGAAGTGAAAGTAGCACAACTAGCAGGTTTTGTATCAGATAAAGCAGCGTATCATCATGGTGAGATGTCATTGAATGGTGCTATTGTTGGTATGGCTCAAAACTTTGTGGGTTCTAATAATATTAATATCTTAAAACCAAACGGTCAATATGGTACTAGACACAAAGGTGGTAAAGATTCTGCTAGTCCAAGATATATTTGGACAAAGTTAGAAGATCTAACTAGTATTATTTATAATCAATCTGACGAACCTGTATTAAAACATCAGTATGAAGATAGTGAATTAATTGAACCAGAATATTATATTCCAATTATTCCAATGATCCTTGTAAATGG